GTCAGAGCACGTTCGCCGCGATCGTCTTGCCATCCCATGGCAGGTATGTAGGTGCGTCTTCAGTCCCCTTCAGCGAATACAAGCGCAAACGCGGCGACCGCATCGGCCATCACTGGCGGATCCCCAACACCACGGGCAAGCGCCAGGTCCGTCACGTGCTGGTGGATACCAACTACTGGAAGAGCTTCGTCCACGCCCGCCTGGCCGTGGCCATGGGCGACCGCGGGTGTCTGTCCCTGTTCGGTCGGGACGAGAAGGCCCACCGCCTTCTCGCCGATCACCTAGTGGCCGAATACCGCATTCAGACAACGGCCCGAGACCGGATCGTGGATGAATGGAAACTCCGGGCCACGCGGCCCGACAACCACTGGCTGGACTGCCTGGTCGGCTGCGCCGTCGCCGCGAGCATTCAGGGGGCGAGCCTGGAGGGCATGCAGCCGCACCGCCAGGCCAAGCGAGTCGCTGTCAAGCTGTCCGAATTGCAGAGGGGGAGGCGATGACGGAGCAGACGGTTCTCCCACAATCCGAAGTCAAGCACCCCGGCCTGCTCTGTCGGGTGTGCGGGTGTAGGCACTTCCTCACCGTCTATACGCGCCCCCGCAACGACGGCATCATTCGCCGTAAACGTTGCCGACACTGCGGCTCGGCCGTCACTACGCGCGAAAAAATCGTCGTCCGTACCATATCTGGTACGAAGTGAGCGCAAAAACCCTCAAGGTGTCCGAAAACGACCAATCGGCGGCAGATAAGTCTATGAAGGGCGACCGAGCCCTCTGGACGACATCATGCCGAACGATTCACTGGACAGCACGATCCGCGACAACGCCGCCGGGCCCAAGCGAGCCAAAGGCGATGCGGGCGAGATGGAGCAGCACTCGCTGAAGGACCAGATCGCCGCCGACAAGCACCTGGCCGGCAAGAACGCGACAGCCGGCAAGGGCCTCGGTATCAAGCTGGCCAAGATCAAGCCGGGAGGGACCGTCTGATGTGGCCCTTCGACAGGCTCAGGACAAGCGCGTCCCGCAGGAAGGGGCACCCGCGCCGAACCGTCCCAGCAGTCGTCCGCGCCAGGTACGACGCGGCCCAGACCACCGTCGAAAACGTCCGGCACTGGGCGATGGCGGACGGCCTGTCGGCCGATTCGGCCAACAGCGTCGATGTCCGCCGCAAGCTTCGCCAGCGTGCCCGCTACGAAGTGGCCAACAACTCCTACGCCAAGGGGATCGTGTTGACGATCGCCAACGATACTGTCGGCACGGGCCCTCGCCTGCAGATGCTGGCCGGCGACAGCGAGGCCAATCGCCGTACCGAACAGGCCTTTGCGCGATGGGCAGTGGCCGTCGGTTTGGCCGAGAAGCTCAGGACGATGCGGATGGCCAAAGCGACCGATGGCGAGGTCTTCGGCGTATTGACGGCCAATCCGCTGATCGATTCGCCGATCAAGCTGGACGTCCGCCTGGTCGAGGCCGACCGCGTGGCTGCACCGACGGTAGCGATGCTGCCGGTGGTAGGCGATATCGACGGCATCCACCTGGACGCGTGGGGCAACCCGGCCGGGTATACGGTCCTTCGGAACCACCCCGGCGAAATCGGTGCGTGGCGCAGCGACTACGATCTGCTCAGCGCGGCCGACGTGATCCACTACTTCCGCACCGACCGGCCCGGCCAGCATCGAGGCGTGCCGGAGATCACGCCGGCCCTGCCGCTGTTTGCCCAGCTACGCCGTTACACGCTGGCGGTACTGGCCGCGGCCGAAACGGCGGCCGACTTCGCCGCGGTGCTGTACACCGATGCGCCGGCCAACGGGGAGGCGGCGGCCGTCGAGCCGATGGACATCATCGAGCTCGAAAAACGCATGGCCACCACGCTGCCGGACGGCTGGAAGCTCGGGCAGGTCAAGGCCGAACAGCCGGCGACGACGTACAGCGAGTTCAAGCGCGAACTGCTGAACGAGATCGCGCGCTGCCTGAACCTGCCGTACAACATCGCCGCCTGCAACTCCTCGGGCTACAACTATGCCTCGGGGCGCCTGGACCACCAGACCTACTACAAGTCCATCCGCGTCGAGCAGGCCCACATGGGCGAGGTGGTCCTCGATCGCATCTTCGCCGCCTGGTGTGCCGAGGCGATGCTGACTGCCGAACTGGCCGTGCTGCGCACCGTCAGCGGCCTGCCGCACCAGTGGTTCTTCGACGGTACCGAGCACGTCGATCCGGCCAAGGAGGCAAGGGCCCAGGCCATGCGCCTGGGATCGCACACGACGACGCTTGCCATCGAGTACGCTCGGCAGGGCCGCGACTGGGAGACCGAGCTTCGCCAACGGGCCAAGGAGAGACAGCTGATGAATGAATTGGGGCTGGGCCAGGACCAGGCACAGCAGCATCAAGGGACCCCTGTTACGGAGAGCGATACCGATGAAGACGATTCCTGAGTATCTGCAGTTCCTCTCGCCGCTGACCATCGAGGCCGCCGGCGGAGGCACTGAGAAGAAGACTCCGCGATTCTCCATGGTCGCCTATACGGGTGGGACGATGCAAATTGCGGGGTTCCCGCACCCGGTGGTCGTGGACCTCGAGGGCCTGAGCATTGAGCGGCAGGACATTCCCGTCCGTCTGGACCACAACCCGCGTCAGGGCGTGGGGCACACCGAGCGGGTGGCCATCGAGAACGGTCAGGTCATCGCCGAGGGCCTGGTCAGTCGCGATACGTCCTGGGCCCGGGATGTGGCCAGAAGCGGCGTGAACGGCTTTCCGTGGCAGGCATCCATCGGGGCCCGGGTCATCGAGGCCGAGTTCATCCCTCACGGGGCGACCGTCACCGTTAACGGCCAGGAGTTCACCGGACCGCTGCACGTGGTCCGGAGGGCCGTCCTCAAGGAAATCAGCTTCGTCGACAGCGGAGCGGACACCAACACGCAGGCAAAGATCGCCGCCCGGCTGGGCCAGGACCCCGCGCCCGGGCAAGACCAGGCAAAGGAGCACGACGCCATGAAAGACGACAAGACCACCGACACGGACGTTCAGACTGCCGACACCGACCCGGCCCCCGACCCGGAGACGGCTGATGCCGGCAAGACCGCCGCTGCCCAGACCGTTCAGCCAGACGCCGGCACCACGGATGCCGTGAATGCCGCCCCGGATGATGACGCGGACACCGGCACGGACACCCCCGGAGCCACGGCGCCGAACGACACGGACAACACCCCTGATACCGTCAACGCCTCGGCGCCCGATCCCGTTGCCCAGATGCGCCAGCAGATGGCCGCCGAGACCCGACGGATCGAGGCGATCCGCAAGGTCTGCAGCGGCAAGCACGCCGAGATCGAGGCCAAGGCCATCGAGGAGGGCTGGGATGCGACCAAGACCGAGCTGCACGTGCTTCGCGCATCGCGGCCGACCGTGCCGGCGGTGGCCACCCAGCCGCGGAACACCAGCCCGCAGGTCTTCGAGGCCGCGGCGCTGATGGCCTCGGGCATCTCCGGCCGTCAGATCGAGTCGGTCTACGCCGAGCCCGTCCTCGAGGCGGCCGACAAGCTGCGCGGCATCGGCATCCAGGAGTTCTGCGAGCGGGTCGTCGGCCAGCAGCTGCCTCGCTTCCGGCGCGACGCCTCGGGCTGGCTGCAGGCCGCCTTCTCCACCGCGTCCCTGCCGGGCATCCTGTCCAACATCGCCAACAAGATGCTGCTGGAGGGCTACAACTACGTGGAGGACGCCTGGCGGCGGGTCTGCAAGATCGCCTCGGTCAACGACTTCAAGGAGCACACCCGCTACCGGATGACCAGCAACTTCACGTTCCTGCCGGTCGGGCCCGACGGGGAACTCAAGCACGGCCGGATCGACGAGCAGACCTTCGGCCAGAAGGCCGCCACCCACGGGATCATGTTCGCCCTGACCAGGGAGATGATCATCAACGATGACCTGGCGGCCTTTACCGACATCCCGCGGCAGATCGGGATGGGTGCGGCCGAGGCCATCGCCGACGCGGTCTGGAGGCTGCTGCTGAGCAACCCGGGCAGCTTCTTCTCCGTCGGGCACAAGAACTACGCCGCCGGTGCTGACACGGTGCTCGACGTGGACGGACTGACGAAGGCCGAGGTGCTGTTCCTGGACCAGACCAAGCCCAACGGGCGCCCCCTGGGCGTGGTGCCGGCCATCCTGCTGGTGCCGACGGCGCTGAAGGTGGCGGCTGAGCTGCTGATGAAGAGCCTGAAGCTCAACGAGACCACCGCCGAGGGCAAGGGCAAGCCCTCTGACAACCCGCACGTGGGCAAGTTCGAGTCCGTCTCGAGCAGCTACCTGAGCAATACGTCCTTCAAGGGCGCCAGCGCGAAGGCGTGGTACCTCTTCGCCGACCCGAATCGGCTGCCGGCCCTGGAGGTGGCGTTCCTCAACGGCGTGGACCGGCCGACGGTCGAGAAGACCGACGCGGACTTCAACACGCTCGGCATCCAGTTCCGGGGCTACATCGACTTCGGCGTCCGCGAGCAGGACTACCGCGGCGCCGTGAAGATGAAGGGCGAGGCCTGACGGCCCCAGACCCAGTTAGGAATCATTATCAATAAGACCAACAATGACAGGAGAACGATCTGATGGCAACAGCACAGTTCATTCACGACGGCGACGCAATCGACTACACGCCCGAGGTGGCCGTCAGCGCAGGGCAGGTGGTCGTCCGTAACGACCTCCTGGGCGTGGCGAAGGTGGATATCCCGGCCAACACGCTCGGCGCCCTGGCGGTGGTCGGCGTCTTCGACTTCCCCAAGGCCACCGGGGCCGGCACGGCCATCCAGGCCGGCGAGAGTCTGTTCTGGGACGAGGCCGAGGAGGTCGCCAAGCTGGACGATGAGTCCGGGGCCAACGGGCTGATTGGCCAGGCGGTGGCGCACGCCGACCGCGACGAGGCGACGGTTCGTGTTCGGCTGAGCCAGGGCTACGTCGGCAACCTCAACGACGACTCGGACGAGAGCGGCTTCGAGAGCTCGTAGCGGCGGGAGCGTGACAGCGTGGCCGACATGCTCGAACAAGGCGCTTCATGGCTGGCAGGTATGCTCAAGCAGCACGCCTCGCGCACCGTGACGTACGCCCGGGGCGCCGAGTCCGTCGAGCTGTCGGCCACGCTGGGCCGGACGACGTACGAGGTCGCCGACGAGTACGGCACGGTCGTCGAGGCCAAGGCGACGGACTTCATTGTCCCCGCGGCCGACCTGGTGCTGGCCGGGCAGAAGGCGCAGCCGGAGCCCGGCGATCAGGTGCGTGTCACCGTTGGGGACGAGGTCCACGTCTTCGAGGTGATGGACCTCGGCGGCGCGGGCCACTGGCGGCCGAGCGATCCGTACGGGCACACGCTGCGGATTCACACCAAGCTCGTGGACACGGAGACGGCATCATGACGACCGGAGAGATCCTCCTGGCAATCGCCGCGGTCTTGCTGGGCGGCGGCGTGCTGACCGGCGCCGGATGGTGGGTCGTCTCCGGCATGTTCGGCCTGCGGGCGCGCATGGCCCTGGTCGAAGGCGAGATCGTCCACCTGAAGGCCGAGATTGCGGAGATCCGCTCTGCCTGCCATGGCCGGGAGCTGTGGCTGCGTGAGACGTGCGAGACGACGAGCCGGATCGACAAGAACGTGGTCAAGATCGCCGCCAAACTGGACATCGAGATCGAGGAGTAGGCCCGTGTCGGTTGCCGTAGACATTACCGAGGCCGTCAAGGAAGCACTGAACGGCCACAGCTTCAGCCAGCCGTTCACGGCCACGCGCCAGTACCGCCCGGCCTTCGAGCTGAAGGACATGGCCGACCTGCACGTGACGGTCGTGCCCCACGCCGTCGATGTCACGTCGCTCTCGCGATCCATGCAGCAGTATGACGTCCAGGTCCACGTGGCGGTGCAGAAGAAGTTCACCGAGGACAGCCCGGCCGAGCTCGACCCGCTGATGAACCTGGTGGAAGAGGTGATGGACTTCTTCCGGCTGCGGAAGCTCGCCGACACCGGCGCGTCGTGCGTGGGCGTGGCCAATGCGCCGGTCTACGCGGCCGAGCATATGGCCGAGCTTCGGCAGTTCACGAGCCTCGTGACGCTGACGTTCCGGGTGATGAGGTAGGGAGCCAAAGAATGGTGGGCATGAACTTCAACTTGGCCAAGGGCATGTTCTTCACGTCGCCCGCCGTCCTGGGCGCCGTGGACCGTGCCACGCGGCGGGTGCTGGCGAAGTTCGGGGCCTACGTTCGCCGGTCGGCCCGCAGCAGCATCCGCAAGCGCAAGAGAGTCTCCGAGCCCGGCAAGCCGCCCTCCAGCCATACCGGCCTGCTGCGGAAGTTCATCTTCTTCGGTTACGACCGGGCCGACCGGACGGTGGTCATCGGCCCGATCCCCCTGCGGGCCAAGGCCGAGGCCCCGGAACTGTTGGAACATGGCGGGCGCGTGCATCGCAAGGTCGGCAAGCGCCGCCGGCGGACCATGACCTACCGGCCGCGGCCATTCATGGGCCCGGCATTCGAGATCAACAAGCCCAAGCTCCCGGCCATGTGGAAAGACTCCGTGGCCTGAGCGGAAGGAGAACACGCAATGTCGAACGTACTTGGGATGGATGCGTTTTTGTACTTTTGCGTCGCCGGGGCCGGCGGAACGCCGTCCTGGACAGAAGTTACGAATGTCAAGGATTTAACCTTAAATCTTGAAAAAGGGGAGGCTGACGTCACAACCCGCGGCAACAACGGCTGGCGGGCCACGATCGGCACGCTCAAGGATGCCAGCGTGGAATGGGAGATGGTCTGGGACACCGAGGACGATGGCTTCGAGGCGATCAAGAACGCCTACATGGACAACCTGCCCATCGGCCTGGCCGTCTTGGACAGGCCGGTGACCGACCTGGAGGCCGAGGGCCTGATCGCGGACTTCTCCATCGTCTCGTTTAGCCGGTCCGAGCCGCTGGAGGAGGCCCTGACCGTCAGCGTGACGGCCAAGCCGACCTACTCGGCCACGGCCCCGCGCTGGGTGCCCGAGGACGAAGAGAGCGGTTCCCCGTCGTAACTGACCCGGAAAGGCACACCATGAAGGCCTTCAAGGACAATGCCGGACGAACGTGGGAAGTCGAGGTCACCACCGCGGCGGTCAAGCGCGTCCGCGGCCTGGTGGACGTGGATCTGGTCGCCGGGACGCTCTCGGGCGACTTGCTGGACCGCCTGGCTGACGATCCCATCCTCCTGTGCGACCTGATCTACGCCCTGTGCAAGCCGCAGGCCGACCGCGAGGGCGTCAGCGACGAGGACTTCGGCCGGGCCATGGCCGGGGACGCCATCGAGCGGGCCACCGCCGCGCTGCTGGAGGAACTCGTGGGTTTTTTCCCGAGCCCGAAGCGGCGCATCCTCCGAAAGGCCCTGGACAAGATGGAGACCCTCCAGGGCGTGGCGCTGGCGTGGGCGGACGAGAAGCTCGACGGGACCGAGATGGAAGACGAGTTGCGGCGCAGGCTCGCGAATGCTGGCGAGCGGTCTACGACCTCGCCGGCATCGTCGGCGTAGACCCGGGGCCGTTCACGCTGCGGCAACTTCTGTGGATGGCCGAGGCCCGCCAGCGGGTCAACTGGGACACGGCCGCGGCGCTGCTGGCGATGACGTTCAACGTCAACCGCGACCCGAAGAAGTCCCGCCCGGCCAAGCCGGCGGACTTCCACCCGCTGCTGGCCAAGCGCCCCAAGTCGGGCGTGCCGATCACGGCCGGGAACATCCGGGTGCTGAAGAAGGCGTTCGTGGACCGCAAGGCGAAAGGACGGCAACCATGAGACTGAAACCCTTGATACCGATCGCCGCGTGCCTGGCCACGCTCCTGGCCGGCTGCGCGACCCGTCCGCAGCAGGCCGCGAGCCAGACGCCCGTTTCGCTGACCGAAGCCCCCGTGACGGCCGAGCAGATCGAGAAGCTCGACCAGAAGATCACGCAGGTGCAGCACACGCTGTCGGTCCAGACCACCAACTACGCCCGCGACGCCGAGCAGGCCAAGACCGACCGGGCGCTTAACAAGGCCCGGGCCAGGTCGGGCGACAAGTACTTCGGCGCCGTGGCGGCGATCCTGGCGGCGTTCGCCGTCTTCGGCTGGTGCACGGAGAAGGTCCTCAGCGGCTGGCGACGGGACGTGGCCCTGGTGGCTGCCGGCGGGGCGATATGCTTCGCGATAGTGGCCGTGATGGTCTGGCCGTACTGAGGAGGCTTTGGGTTAGGACATGGCATCTTCAAGAGGAATTCGAGCCGGCCGGGCCTTTGTCGAACTCTCAGCCGACAACAGCAAGCTCATCCGCGGACTGAAACGCGCCAATGCGCGGATCAAGGCCTTCGGCGCCAACGTCCGCAAGGTAGGCGCCTCGCTGGTCAAGGTCGGCGCCGTGATGGGCGGTGGAATGCTGGCCGCGACGAAGGTCTTTGCCGACTTCGAGCGGCAGATGGCCAACGTCTCGACGATGCTCCAGCAGCCCGAGCGGCACATGGCCCGTTTGACCAGGGGCATCCGCGAGATGTCGGTGAAGTTCGGAGAGTCCACCGAGACGCTGGCCGCGGGCCTGTACGATATCCTCTCGGCGTCCATCCCCGCCGAGAAGGCCCTGGACGTCCTGGCCGTCTCGGCCCGGGCCGCCAAGGCCGGGCTGACCGACACGGGCGTCGCGGCCGACGCGATCACGACGATCCTGAACTCTTACGGCATGTCGGCCGACAAGGCCGGCGAGGTTAGCGACCTGCTGTTCACTGTCGTCAAGCGCGGCAAACTCACTTTTGGCGAACTGGCTCCACAAATTGGGATGGTCGCCTCGACCGCCGCCAGCGCGGGCGTCGGGCTGGACGAACTAGGTGCGTCCCTGGCCGTCCTGACCCGCAACGGCGTGAAGACCGAGAACGCCGTCACGGCGGTCAACCAGATCATCCTCAGCTTCCTGAAGCCGTCGGCCGAGGCGAGCAAGTACGCCCGCGAGCTCGGCTTCGAGATGTCCTCGGCCACTCTGAAGGCCGAGGGCCTTCAGGGCGTCTTCGAGCGGATCAAGGACCTGCCTCCGGACGCGATCACGAAGCTGTTCCCCAACGCTAGGGCGCTGCGCGGCGTGATACCCGCCCTGAAGAACATGAAGGGCTTCGTCGCCGACGTGGAGGTCATGCGCTCCAAGGCGGGCGCGACCGAAGCCGCGTACGCCAAGATGACCGGGACGCTCAGCCACGCCTTCGGGCAACTGAAGCAGTCGGCCCTGCAGGTGCTGTCGGTCATCGGTGAGGCGTTGGCGCCCACCTTCAAGCGCCTGGCTGGCGATATCCGGGCCAACGTCGGCCAGATCGTCGGCTGGATACGGGCCAACAAGGACGCGATCATCCAGACGCTGAAGGTCACCGCGGCCATCGCGGGGATCGGCGTGGCGCTGGTCTCGCTCGGGGCGGTCGTCTCGGCCCTGGGCACGGTCATCGGCGGGCTGATCGCCGTGGTCAAGACCGCCATCCTCGTCGTCCGCGGCCTGGGCACAGCGATGACGTTCCTGGCCAGGAACCCCGCGGCGCTGCTGGCGGTGGTGCTCGGGGCGCTGGTGGCCTCGACTATCGACTGGTCGGCGGCGCTGAAGCGCCTGACCGGGGCGATCAAGGGCCTGCTGCCGCAGTTCAAAGCCTTCAACGCCATGACGCACACCTCGGCCGACCAGATCCGGGCCGAGCACGAGCAGATGAAGCTCAAGGCCAAGCGCCTGGCCGAGCTCCGCAGCAAGCAGCACCTGACCAACGAGGAGATGGTCGAGGCCCGCACGCTCTCGCATGACCTGCTGGAGGCCTACCCGAAGATGGGCAAGGCCATCGAGAGCTTGGGTAAGTCCGCGGCCAGCGCGACCAAGCTCCTGGAGCGGATGAACCAGGCCTTTGCCGAGAACACCCGCGCGTTCTACGCCGCGCAGCTTCGGGCGACGGAGAACCGCATCAAGGCGCTCAAGCGGCAACAGCAGCAGGCCAGGGACGCCCGGGCGCGGGTGACCAAGCTGACCGGCGAGCGGGGGTCCATCCCCGTCTACGGCGACCCGGTGACCAGCACGGTCAACAACCTCGCCTGGCTGTTCGGCAGCGACTTCCGTATGGGCCGGGCCGGTCGTATCCAGAAGCTCGACAGGCAGATCAAGGAGGCCAAGGCCCTGGCGGGCAGCTTCGAGGATGTCGGCAAGGAGATCGCCGCGGCCGAGGGCAATGCCGCCCGGCTGCGCAAGACCATCAAGGACATGGCCAAGGTCGCGGCAAAGCCCGGCAAGGCCCCCGAGGCCGCGCCGGCAGCGCCCGCGGGCCCGAACATCTTCCAGCGGCTGGTCGGCTCGGTGCCGGACCTGCTTCGCCGCGCGCGGCAATTGCCCGGGCAGGTCTGGGACGCCATCCAGCAGGGCATGGCGGCCTACAAGGCCCGCAACGCCGAGCTGTTCCACGACCTGAAGGTCCTCGACGCCCAGCGGATACGGGACGACCTCCAGCGCGAGCTGGCGATGACGCGCCTCGCCTACGAGCAGAAGATCCGCATGGCCCGCCAGGCCGGCCAGGATATCTCGCTGATAGAGAAGGCCCGGGAGAAGGAACTGGCGCAGATCAAGGCCCGCCACATCGAGGACGCCGCCCGGACGCGGCGCGAGAGGGAGAAGGCCCTGGACCTGGAGATGGAGCGGTTCGCCGTCGAGCAGGCGACCAAGGGCACCGAGCAGCGGATCGCCCTGCTGAGGATCGAGGAGCGCGAACGGATCGCCGCGGCCAGGGCCGCCGGGCTGGGCGATGCGTACATCCGCAAACTGAGGGCTTTCTACGCCGCGCAGCGCAAGGCCCTGGGCCTGGCCAAGGACGAGAAGGCCGGGGGCGTCAAGGACGCCATCGAGCGCGTCGTGGGCGTCCGGGGCACCTTCAACGCCATGCAGGCCCGGGGCCTGGCGGCCGGCGGGGCAACTGACCGGATCGTCACCGCCGTCGAGAAGACAGAGAAACACACGAAGAAGGTCGCCAACGCCGCCCAGCGCGGCGGGCTGGCGTTCGTGTAGGGCAAGACCATGGCCATCACCGTGGAAGAGAAGTTCGACTCCCGCACGCTGGCCGACGGCAACAACGCCGCCGCCGAGCTGACGTACCTTATCGACGGGACGGACGACGACATCGCGGCCCGGGCGGCGCTGGCGGCGACGGCGCCCGCCACGCACGATGGCCTGGTGATCGAGTCGGTGGAGGTCGAATACTACGCCGAGGACCGCTGGGTCGGCACGGCCAGGTACCAGAGACTGGAGAACCAGGACCCCGAGCCACCCGAGACGGGCGACTCGACGTACTCCTTCGACACTTCCGGCGGCACCCAGCACATCACCCAGTCCATCGCCAACGTCGGCAGGTACGCCCCGGCCGGCAAGACCGCCCCCGACTTCAAGGGCGCCATCGGCGTGACGCACAACTCCGTCGAGGGCGTGGACATCACCGTGCCGGTCTTCAGCTTCTCCGAGACGCACTACATCGCCGACGCGGCCGTGACGCAGGCCTACAAGGCCGCGCTGTTCAGCCTGACCGGGAAGGTCAACAACGGCGCGTTCCGGGGCTGTGCGGCAGGCGAGTGCCTGTTCCTGGGCGCCTCGGGCTCGAAGCGCGGCGCCGGCGACTGGGAGATCACCTTCCGCTTCGCCGCCAGTCCGAACAGGACGAACTTCCAGGTCGGTGATATCACGGTCGCCAGCAAGAAGGGCTGGGAATACATGTGGGTCCGCTACGCCGACGCCGAGGACGCCGCGGCCAAGGCCATCGTCAAGAGGCCCACCGCCGTCTACATCGAGAAGGTCTACGACGAGGGCAACTTCACGGCCCTGGGGATATGACCATGCCGGAGAGACCACTGATTATCGGCCTGGGCACCGGGCGGTGCGGCACACACTCGCTGGTGGACGTGCTCAACGCGCAGGATGGCGTCCAGGTCGTCCACGAGGACAAGCCGATCCTGCACTGGAACCCGGCTAAGGAAAGCAGCGACGTGATCGGGCGCTTCCAAGCCAGGATCGACCGGACGCCGGACAAAATCACCGGCGAAGTAGCGCTATTCCTGCTGAAGCATACGCCCGCGCTGCTGGACGCCTTCCCGCAGGCCAGGGCGGTCGTGCTCCATCGCCCGCGCGAGGAGGTAATCGCATCGTTCACCCGGTGGGTGCGGGGCAGCAATCGCTATCGGAGGCACACCAACCACTGGCAGCGGGGCGTCCGGCGAAAGCGCGTCCTGTGGGACAGGGCATTCCCACGGTTCGACGCGCCGACGATGCAGGAGGCCATCGGCCTGTACTGGGACTGGTACGCCCGGGGTGTCGGGGACCTGACGCAGAGATACCCCGATCGCGTGCGGCAGTGGACGATGCGCGAGGCGCTGAACGATCCGGACACTCAGCGCGACATGCTTCAGTGGCTCGGCGTCGCCAATCCCTGTCCACATCACGCCTGGTCGGCCTGGACGGTCAAGCCCAAACCCATGTCGAAGCCGGCGGCCAACGGCTACACGTACTGCATCAAGACCTTCGGCCGGCCGGATGCACTGCGGCGCTGCCTCTACTCGATTCACGACCGGGACCCGGGCCACCCGGTCATCGTCGTTGACGACAGCCGAGAGCCCTACGCTGCCGATGTTGCCGCCGAGTTGCCCAAGCTGGACGTCAACATCATCACGCCCGGCTACGACGTGGGGCTCAGCCGCGGGCGGAATCTCGCCATCGACGCCGTCCAGACCGAGTTCGTCTGTCAACTCGACGACGACATGTACCTGGTCGAGGACACCGACGTTCCGGGCATGATCGCGGCGTTGACCGACGGGAAGTGGGACATCGTCACCGGGCGGATGCTTGAGAAAGGCCGTGTGGAAGGCTGGGAGGCGACGTTCTGCCGCACCGACACTGTCCTTTACGCCCGGCCGTGCCCGCCGAAGCAGAGGGTACAGCCTGTGGACATGGGGATGAACTTCCTCGTGGCCCGCACGGCTACGCTCCAGAGGTCCCGATACTGCGACGAGATCAAGATCGGCCGCGAGCACCTGGACTTCTTCCTGGCGGTTCATCGCGACGGCGGACGCGTTGCCTGCTACGCCCCATCCCTGGTCGGACACCGGCATGGCAAAAACGATCGGACCTACAGAAAGATGCGCCGGCACCGGCGTAAGGCATACGACCGCCTGGTCATGCAGCGCCACGGCCTGTCGCACGTTGTCATGCCCGCCGGGGAGGTGTTGACGTACATGAAGAACTTCCCGCGCCTCGGCCCGCAGGCCAAGTGGATAGACGCTCCCGCTAAGCGGCAACCTCAGGCGAGTCCGGACCGGCCGCCTGTCGAAACCAGGGATGTGACCGTTTCCGACGGTCCCGAGCTTGCCGTCCTGTATTGCTGCCACACACTCGATGCCTCGGCGCAGGCGAACCTCCAGACGCTCCGCTGGTACAACCCCGGCGTCCCGGTCCACGTCATCGAGAATGACCGGCCGACCCGGCAAGACGGCTGGCGAAACGCCGACCAGGTGCTCTGCCAGTGGTACCTTGCCCATCACCCGAACGCACAGCGGTTCGCGTTGATCGAGTCGGACATGCTGTGCACCGTGCCCCTGAGGGAGCACTTCGCCGACACGTGGGACGCGGACATCTCAGCCGCGAACGTCTTTCTGTCCGACCAGGATGACCATTGGCCCTGGTGGTCCGAGGTCGGCCGCCTGCCGGCAAACATGCGGCCCCATGCAACGGGCGCCGTGCCTCTGGCCGGGATGCTGTTCAGCCACCGGGCGCTCGATGCGATCGCGCCGGTGATCTGCAGGCCGGAGATGAACGACATCTTCGCCGAACTCCGCGTCGGGACCGTTGCTGCGGCGCAGGGCCTGAAGATCGTCGAGACCGGCCCCCATGCCAAACGCACGGTCAGGTCGAACAAGCTCCGACCCTACCGTCGCAGGCGCCCCGGCCTCTACCACAAGGTCAAAGGCCGAACGCCTCCGCGCATCCTCATCGGCGCCCTGTCCGGCAGTAGCCCCCGGCTGGCCCACCGCAGGGAAGCGTGCCGGCGGACCTGGTTCACGGGTGTCGGCGGGCGCGAGGGCGTGGACTGCCTGTTCCTGATGGGCGACCCCGGCCTGTCGAAGCCCGATCTGCGCGGCGACGAGTTGTGGCTGCCCTGCCCGGACGACTACGCGAGCCTGCCACAGAAGACGCACCTGTTCTGCCTGTGGGCCCTGGCCAGCGCCGAGTTCGAGTACCTCTTCAAGTGCGACGATGACACGTACGTCTGCCTGGACCGTCTGCTGCAGGTTCCATCGGGCCTCGACTATTGCGGCTGGAAGCTCGGCAAGCGCAATTACGCCAGCGGCGGAGCAGGCTACCTGCTCAGCCGCCGGGCGGCCGAGGTCGTCGCCCGGGACGTGGTCGAGAAGACCGGCCCGGAAGACAGGCTCGTCGGCCAGCACCTGCACAGGGCGGGCATCGCGCTGGTGTACGACCCGCGATTCCGGCCGTGGCGCAAGCCCAGCCACACGCCCAGGCCCGACAACGACCTGATCACAGGCCACTACTGCGGCCATATCCGGATGCGCCGCGTGCACCGGCAGTTCGGGAGGCAGTGATGGGCGACCATCTGAAGAAAGTCCAGGCCGGCCAGCCGCTGGAGATCCCCGCCGGGACGTTCAACACGTTCATCGACACGGCGCGGGCCCACCTCGCGCGCCAACGCAGTACCCAGACCGGCACGGACCGCAGCTACCGCGATCCCGACATCGTTCTCGTCCGAAACGACAGCGGTTACGACCTCGGCCAATTCGAGGTCCTGGGCGTCAGCGGCGTGGTCATCTCGCCGGCGGACAACCTGAATGAGTTCAAGAGCATCATCGTCCTGACGGGCGTTACGCCGTCCCTGGCCGACCACTTCGGCCGGTTCGTCGTCCTGCTGGAACCCCTGGCCGACGGCGAGATTGGACGGGCGTGCGCCAGCGGCATGTGTCAGGTGAAGATCAACGTCGTGGACGAGACCGACCAGTACGCCGACGTGCGCGATGGCAACCGCGCCACGCTGGAAAGCACCGACCGCGGGGCGTCGTACATCTACTGGCGCCAGTCCGGCACCGGCGAGAAGTGGGCCGTCGTGAAGCTGAGCATCCCGGCGCCGGAGTGCCCCTGCGGTTCCAGCGACTCGTGCAGCCTCTGCGGCAGTTCCAGCGTATCCTGTTCGTGTTCGGGCTCGGGTTCATCCTGCAGTTGCGGAGGCCTGCCGTGATCCGTTTCGCCTCCAACGCCGACCTGGCCCGGCGCGTCCGGACCCGCCCCCCTGGATACCTGGACGAACTGGAAGAGATCATCGTCCGGCGCGACGAGAAGGGCGTCTGGTACGACACCGGCCATCCCGCCTATTACCGCATGCGGGCCAAGTACCGTACCAAGCCGCGCAGGCTGCCGCCTGCAATCGACCGGATCGCCACCGTCTGCCAGGCCTGCCAGCAGCGCGACGCCTGCCAGTGGGTCAACTCGCCCCGCTGCCGGCGTGAACGTATTCTCCGCCAACGCAAACCCGAAGTGCTCGCCGCTTGTTGTCCCGCCGGCACCTGGGGCGGCCAGGTGGATTTTGTCTGGGGCTACTACGCCCGCCCGGCCCGGGGCGACGAGCTGCTCTACTCCGTCCGCAGCGTCATGGTCAACTTCATCGGCATCCCCCGCATCTGGATCGTCTGCGACCCCGCCGACCGCCCAGCCTGGGCCAAAGACCGGGTTCGCTTCATCGACTACCGCTGGGCACAGGGCCGCCGCCGTACCCGTGTCCCGTTCGACTACACCGACAAGCTCATCGCCGCCTGCCGCCACGGCCAGATCGCCGATGACTTCTGCGCGATGTACGACGACATCTACTTCGTCAACCCCGTGATCCTGCCCGACATCACCGTCCCCCGCGCCGCGAAGCGCTGGACGAAGCAGACCCTGGCCCGCTGGCACCCGAAGCGCAAACACGACCACCGCCGCAAGCGCTCCATGCAGCTCTTCGCCGACCGCCAAGGCCACGCCTGGGACTTCTCGACACACCTCCCGTACTGGTACAACAAGCGCCAGTTCATCGACATCACCCGCCGCTACCGCCTCCAGCACAAGGACTTCCTCCGCGAAACCGTCTACTTCAACGCCCTCCTGCCCAGAGGCGAGAAACCGGTCCTCCTCCAGCGGAAGAACGGCCCATCTGTCCAGTACCGCACCTGCAAGCAGCCGTCGTATGATGTGTTGGCGTGCGAGACAGCGAACGTCCTGTTCCTGAACCACTGCGACAAGTCATGGACCGCCGATATCCAACAATTGCTTGCCGGTCAGTTCGCGA